ATTTGGATTCTATGAAGAAACCCATGAAGATGGTTCCATTATAAAAATTATAGATGAACAAAAAGTTGTATAATAAAAGCACTTAATTAAAGTTATCGAGAAATAAATAAAATATTATAAAAAAAACTTTAATAAACAACTTATTTATAGGGAAAGAAAAAATTTATACGGTTATATAATAATAAATTATTTTATTTTTTAATAATACAGGTAATCATATGCAAGATGAAGTATTAAATTTTATTCGTCGTCGCTTTATTCAAGACGACCTATGGTTAAATGGTAATTGTTATTACTTTGCAATTATTTTACATGAACGTTTCCCAACCAGTACAATTTGGTATGATTGTGTTGTTGGACATTTTGTAATTTTTTATCACGGCAATTTCTATGATTGGCATGGTATTTATAAGCCAGAAAAAATAGAATATATGATGCAATGGGACAGTATAAAAGAAACCGACCCCTCGTATTATAAAAAAATAGTACGAGATGTAATTTATTAATCCGCACTTGCGGATTTTTTATTTTAAAGATGGAGGAATAAATGAAAGAAAATAGATTAACAGCAGTCACTGATTTTATTCCAGATTTCGATTTAGCAAATCGTTTTTGTTATTTTTTAGATTTAAACAACACAGCAAATAATCATGGCAGTCTTGCCAGACAAAAAACAAAAGTTTTCTCTAATGCCATAAATAATTTAATGATTCCTTTCAAAAATGCTACTCAAATTAAAAAAGGACAAACTTCCGAAGATATTGAAAATGCAATTAAATTTTTAAGAAGCGTCGCGCAAAGTGAACGTATAAAAGAAATGAAAACTTTATATCAATATAAAGCAAATTTTAAAAATAGTCCATTGCTCCAGAACAAAGACGTGGATGAAATTTTTCAAGATATGGAGCAATATTTAACTAACCCAGGCGAAAAAAATCCTAAAACTTTTTACATTCAACTTACCACATTGTTAAATGCCGCAAGGCAGGCAGCTGAAAGCTATCGTATGCGCTTAGCTCAACTAACTGATAAAAACCGTAAAACTACACAACAAATACGCGCGGACTTTACGCCAGCTAGGATGACATCAGATTTAGATACATTACTTAAAACTGCTATGGGTACAGTTAGGCGAAAAGATGAAGAAAGTATGTCTTCCAAAGTTGTCGACCGAGTTATTGATTTTGCTACCACAGAATTACGAGATAATCCTGCCTTCTTAGAGCATCCATATGAAGTTTTAGCTGGACTTTTAATGGACTTTGAGGTATTTTTACAAGAAGTATATAATAAAGAAAATAATCGGAATAAAAATATTGAAGATTTAGATATCAATGCGATTTTCAATGAATATAAAATAACAATAACTTATTTTAGACAATTATTACAAAATAATAACGCGGAATTAAACGATCTATTAGCAGATATTAAAAGCACCTTAGGAATTAAACGTCTTACAGTAAGAGATAATCAATATAGCGATTATCAAGAACGATTAGAGAAAAATTATGCATCTAAAAGCGGAGAAAAACGCCTTCGAGGAATGAAAAAAATAAAAGATATTTTTGAGCAAATGGACAGAAAGGCTCCAAAAATACGCTGGGAATTATCCGCAAAAAGTAACAAACATGGCACTATAGCAGAAGTTTTACAATCAATTCTTTATCGTGAAGCTCGACATATAGGTCAACATAGTACCGCAGCGGACGTTATCTTAGTAAAATTATATCAATTAAAAATGAACTTTCCTGAAGATAAACGCTGGCTTGATGAAAAAGAAAGAGAACTTTTGCGACTAATTAAAAGCATAGGAACTACAGAACGGCAAGATGCTTTACACGACCTCGCAGAAAATCAAAAAACAATAAATGATGATATAAAAAAAATAGATAAAGAATTAGAAGCTTTTTTAAACAACCACCAAATTCCAGAAGATATATTTATTTATCATGAATCATTAAAATTTTATTTACAGGCCGAGCAGGGTATAAAAAAAGATTTTCATGGTAGAGAATTAAAAATAATGAATTTATTAGATACTTTATATTCCGCCAATAATGTTAGTGACTTACAATTAATTGAACCAAATATTATGTATGGTATTGTTACCAATCTTGCCGAAGGAGCTATTGGTAACTCTGTTGAAGGAAATGTAGAAAAATATTTATCAATTTTTGCAGGTCTTTTGATGTTCGACGATGTAAAAAACATTGCAGAGGATGTTACTAAAAAAGCCATTCTTCAAACCAATAGTAACGGTGGCGATGTTTATCATATCCATCTATATTTAATAAATCAAATCTATATTCCTGGTTCAATTCTTTTATCAAATTTAGCATTTGCTTTGAATAAAGGCTATGAACAAATGAGTTTTGATGATGCTAGAATTGAAATTACTACTGGCTCGATGGCAAAAGATATACAATATTATGTAGATAATAGAACTGATAAGAATGGAAATACTATTAGTAAAACCATGTGGGGGGATTATCGAGAAAAAGCAGCTAATCAAACTACTGCACGTATCTACTTTTTAAAGTCTTTTTTAGACTTTATTAGTGATTTACAAAAATATATAAATTAATGGAGGAATAAAAATATGGGAAAAATAGTTGCTTGGATTACAAAAATTGTAAATCAAGCTATGAAATCTATTACAATAGACATTAAACAAGAACTTATGGAATTAAAACTTGCTATTAAAGAGCAAGATAAAAAAATTGACCAAAATGAAAAAGATAGAATTCGATATGAAATTCTAGATTTTGCTAATTCATGTCATAATGGTCGCAATCATACAAGGGATGAATTTGAACATATTATCGCGCTCAATGATAAATATAAAATTTTATTAGAACGAACTCATGATGAAAATGGAGTTTTCAATATAGAATATAAATATATTGATAAACTCTATAGTGAAAAAAAAGAAAATAAAACTTTTTTAGCAGAAGAGCTTCAATACCAACAGGAGGGAAATACAAAAGATGAGTAATTTTAAAAATTGGATTAAAGCCGCGGGTATCCGCGCAATTAAAACTGTCGCTCAGACAGCTGTAGCTACCATTGGAACTTCTATAGTTTTTTCTGAAGTTAATTGGGTAGCAGTAGTATCCGCATCTTTATTAGCCGGAATTCTAAGTCTCTTAACCAGTGTTGCTGGCTTGCCAGAGTTAAAAGAAGAGCAACAGCAGTAATTTGACTTTTTTCTTATTTTATGCTATAATTAAAAAAAAGAAAAGGGAGAAGTATAATGAATAATACTGAACGCCGAAGTAAAGAAAAAATTATAAATATAGAAATTTATACTGACGGGTCATGTAAAAAGGTTGGAAAAGAAATGACTTTCGGTGGTTGGGGCTATTTAGTTATACTTGATGGAAAAGAAATTTATGAGGCGTCTGGTGGTGAATATAAAACTACAAACCAGCGTATGGAACTTACTGCGGTTTCGGAGGCTTTAAAATATATTCAAACTATTAGACGCCCCAGCGAAAAAGTTATTATTTATAGCGATTCTGCTTATGTTATAAATTGTTATACGCAAAATTGGTACATAAATTGGATGCATAACGGCTGGGTAAATACAAAACAAGAACCAGTCGCTAATCAAGATTTATGGTGGAATATTATACCATTTTTTGACAATTTTTGGTATACCTTTAGAAAAGTAAAAGGGCATGCTGACAATTTTTGGAACAATAAGTGTGATGAATTAGTCCAAAAAGAAGCAGAAAATTTAAAGCGCAATTGGCGTGGAGAGCAAAAAATATGATTGAAAATGTTTATGAAGTAGAGCGTGAAGATTATAAAGGCTTTTTAGACCAGATTAATAAAAACGCTAAAATTATCAAAGAAGAACAAAACGAAGGAATAAAATGGACAAAAGTATATAGTAAAACTAATAATAAATTACTTTGTACGAAAGAAACTTTTTTTACAAATGATAGATTTGGAGAGGAACATTATTACATTTTTGAAATGCCGCCAATTGAAGATAGGGTGCCATCACCTAAAGTTAAAAAAATACAATTAGAAACCGAAGAAGAGGTAAGAGCTTTTTTTGACATTATTAATGCTGCTATTAACAAGGAGAAAAAAGATGGAACTATTTAATAATATAAGCGTAGAAATTAAACAAGCTATACAAACTTTAGTTGATATAGCAATTGCTTCATCTAATTTTCTTGAAGCTCAAAAAATTCTAATTCAAACAAAACAGTTATTAAATTCAGATGAAGATAAACAGTTTATGGATTTTTATTTTCAATTAAAATTAGAGGAGCTTAATCATAATGGCGACAATAATTCTAATTAGTGGAAAAGCAGGTCATGGCAAAGATACTTTCGCTGAAAGTTTAAAATATGGTCTTGAAAAAAATAACAAGAAAGTTTTAATTCTACATTTTGCTGATTTAGTAAAAACCTATGCTAAAATGTATTTTAATTGGGATGACAACAAGGATATTGCCGGGCGCCAGCTCTTACAAGATATCGGAAACAATTCTTTTCGGCAGTTTGATCCAGATTATTGGGCTCGTATTACAGCAGAATGCGCGCGAGTAATGGGCGATTATTTTGGTTTTGACTTTATTCTTATTCCAGACAATCGTTATCCTAATGAAATAGAAGTTGTAAAACAATATAATCCAACGGTATTGACTTACCGTATTGTAAGATATAACTCTAATGGAACGGTATGGGATAATCCTAAATTAAATGAAGGGCAAAAGCAAAATGAAGGCGAGATTGCTCTTGATACATATACTGATTTCACCAAAATAATTAGTAATTACAACTTATTAGAATTTGCTAAAGCCGCAGTAAAAATTGGTGAAGATTTATCTCTTGACATATAAAATAATTTGTGATATAATAAATATATATTAAGGAGAATATAATTATTAGAATAATTTTTATTCTCTTGAATAAAATATCAATATTCTTATATAGGCTTTCTACATTAACTATGTCAGAAAGGAGGAAAATATGACAGTAAAAGAACGGCTAAAAATATTGTATGAACACGGAGTACCATTAACTGAGTTCGCGCGAAGAGTATGCTGCAATAAAACCACTTTAGGAAGATGGTTAAGAAATGAAACTAATTTATCACCGCGTTTAGAACGAGATTTAGATACTGCCATAGATGCTTTTCTTTCCGAATTAGATATAATTAGGAAGTGAAAATATGGGTTTAATTTATATGAGAATTAGTCCTAGTGGTGGAAAATATATAGGAAAAACTATTCAATCGGAAATCGCAAGATGGAACGATCATATTTATGAAGCACATAATAAAAATAATACAAATTATAATTCATTATTAAATAAAGCTATTCGTAAATATGGCGCTGAAAATTTTTCTGTAAATATCCTTGAATCTAATATACCTATTGATATATTATCTGAGCGCGAAATTTACTGGATTGATTATTATAAAACTTATTATTTAGATAATAATCATGGTTATAATATGACTAGAGGTGGCGATGGAAATATGCGCTATAATATTTCTGATTTTTTGCCATACTGGGAGCAGGGATATGGAATAACAGAAATAAGTAAAATTCTTAATGTCCGCGCGCAAACTATAGCAGATTATTTTCACAATTATGGCATTAGTTATGATGAAATAGAGAAAAGAGCATTATTAGCACAACGAAAAACACAATTTACTTTTGATTTGCAAAAAGCATATCAATTATGGCAAGAAGGTAAAAACCTGCATGAAATTAAAATGTTTTTTAATTTACATGAAGACAGTTTTACTATTCGCAATGCTCTTAGAGATTATTATCATATTTCAGACGAAGAAATTAAAATTCGTGGTATTCAGACTCGTAAAATTCAATATCGCACTAAGCCTATAATTCAATATGACTTAAATAATAATATTATAAAAGAATGGCATTCAGCTAGTGAAGCGGGGCGTGCTTTAGGAATTACATCTCAAGCTATTAGCTTAAATTTAAATAATAAAACAAAAACTTGCCATGGCTTTATTTTTAAATATAAGGAGAATAAAAATGACTGATTACTTTACAATGGGTGTTCAAAAATATTGGAGTCCGTCTTCTACAATGAAGCCAGAAGAAAAGCGCAGGCATTTACAACAAATGATAAATGATGGAAATTATTTGTTTTCAGAAAAATTTGACGGTAATTTTAGCAGAGCGGTAATTACTTCTTCTCGGGCCGCCTTACAAACACGCGGAATTTCTAAAGTAACTGGCACCTACTCCGAATTACAAGATAAAGTATTTTTTTGGAATAATGTTCTTCAAGCTTTTCAAAATGGTACTACAGTTATTTTAGGAGAAATTTATCTTCCTGGCGGTGTGGATAAAGATGTTGGCTCTATTAGTAGGTGCCTCGTTGATAAAGCACTCGCGCGTCAAAAAGAACACAAATTAGAATGGCGTATTTTCGATGTTCTTGTGTTAGATGGTAATGATATGATAAGTCAGCCAATAGAAAATCGCGTTAAATATATTCCAGAAGTTGTTAAACGCATCAATTCTCCTTTGGTTAAAGGCGTAAAATATCTACCTATGGATGAAACTTTCTTTGATAAATTAAATGATATTTTTTCTAAAGGCGGTGAAGGAGCCGTCTGTTATAAAAAAGGCGTTCCTTATACACCCGATAAGAGAACAAAAGCTTGGGACACAGTAAAGGTTAAGCAGGAAATTTCTAATGATGTTGATGCAGTAATTACTGGTCTTATTCCGTGTGAAAAAATGTATAATGGAAAAGATATAGGACATTGGGAATTTTGGGAAAATTCACGAACGGGCCAACTTGTATTAGGAGAATATTTTGGAGCTTATCAACAGGGTGAGCCATATACTCCTGTTAGTCGCAATTATTTTAATGGATTTTGCGGCGCTATTCAAGTCAGTGTCTATGACAAAAATAAAACGCTTATTCCTCTCTGTGCGATCGCAGGTCTTACAGATGAGTTTAAGATAGATTTACGCGATAATTTTAACAAGTGGTATCTATGTCCTGTAACCGTTGGCGGCATGATGGTTTCAACTGCCGGCGCGAATACAGAAGGCGTTGGTGTATCTATTCGACATCCTTATCTGAAGAAGATACGAAAAGATGATTTAAACCCTGAAGACTGTACGCTTGCTAAAATTCTCGCAAAAGAAAATTAATTTGTTCTGTAGAACAATAAGGAGGAATCTATGGAATTTAGCCTTTCAGATTTACTCGAACTAATAACTAGCGGTCTTTCAATTGAAGACTATCAATATTTAAATCAGCTAATAAATCATCGCACCATTGTTATGAATGAAGCGGTTGCGAGTAATATTGTAGAAAAAGTATATTTGCCTCTTAGAGATTTTGAGAATGATGATAGTGATGAGCCAGTAACACTTATACTAAATTCTGTTGGCGGCAGCGTGTCAGATGGTTTTTTTCTTGCCAATTATTTAGCTGGTTATTCAAAAAAGCTTTATATCATTGTTTGCGGCTATGCCGCATCTATGGCAACTTTAATTTTAGCTGCTGGCGGAAAAAATGATAATATTACACGTGTTTGTTATAGTAGTTCTTATGGTCTTATCCATGATGGTCAGATTGCTTTTGATCCAACAGAATCCAAGTCTGTAACAGATATTATGGCCTTTAATGAATTAATGGATGAAAAGTTTAAGCATTTTATAGTAACACATACGAAGATTACAGAAGAATTATATGATTCTAAAGCACGCCATCAGTGGTTCCTTCTAGCAGAAGAAATGCTTGAATTAGGACTAGTAGATCGTATAGAAGGTGGCGATATTAATGGAGAACATTAATTTTTTAGATACTTCGGCAGTGCTTGATGGAGCTTATACTAAATATCAAAATGTCTATATTAGTGCATTGGTATTATCTGAACTTGAAAATATTAAAAATAGCAATAAACCAGAACATATTAAATATCTCGCTCGGCAAGCTGCGCGAGATATTTTAAATTTTAGGTCAATAATAAAAGCAATACCAAATAATAAAAAAATAGAAAAAACTTTGAAGAATTTTCCTTTTTTAACAAATATTATTGACCATCAACTTATTTGTGAAGCTTTTTTACTTACTAAAACAAATACAGTCAATTTTGTTACAAAGGATACTTGTCAATTCTTATTGGCAAAGCAAATTAATAATTTAACCGTTACTTTAATTAAAGACAACCAAACCGAAGATTATGAATATAATGGTTGGATAAAAGTTTTTCCGTCGGAACAACAATTTATTGAATTATATTCAGATTTAACAAAAAATATTTTTAACTGTAAAATTAATGAATTTGTTGAAATTTATGAAGAAGATAATTTAAAAGATATTTTATTTTGGGATGGAACAAAGTATCGCAATTTAAAATATCAAAATTTCACTTCAGTTATAGGAGAACAAATTAAACCCCGTAATTTAGAACAAAAAATGTATCTAGACTTATTACAGAATAAAAATATACCAGTTAAATTATGTGTAGCAAAATTCGGCACTGGCAAATCATTTTTAGCTTTAAATTACGCCTTACATGAATTGCAAAATGGACGCTTTGATAAATTAATTTTTGTAAAAAATAACTTAGAGGTAAAGGGCGCAGGAATACTCGGAACATTACCTGGCAATGAAACAGATAAACAGTATCCTTGGTTGCGACAAATAGAAGACCACATTGGCACGCAAAAATTTGAAGAATATCTTACTAGCGGAATCATTGAACCAGCACATTTATCAACATTGCGCGGCCGCGATTTAAAAAATTGTATTATCTTAGTAGATGAAGCAGAAAATCTTTTATCTACAAATATTCAACTATTATTGGGTCGAGTAGCAGAAAATAGTGAAATTATTTTTTGTGCAGATGTAAAACAGTGTGATTATAAAAATGAATCTGATAGCGGTATTCCAAAAATGATTAATAGATTAAAAAATAATCCATTATTTGGTATGGTTAAATTAATCAAAACTGAGCGGAGTTCTACAGCTGCGTTAGCCGACTTAATGGATTAAATAATATAGTGGAGATGAGTCCTTATGGCGAATACTTTTACGATCAAAGAAAAAACATCTTACCCAGATGTACGAATTGAAATTGTTATGGCACTATTACACAACTCTGTAATTAGCACGGAAGCCTTTCATGGTATCACAGATTTAATCGCGGGCCAAATTGACAAAGACGATGGATATACCTATGATGACAATGCATGGGAAGATTTCAAGTTTCAATTTGATGACCCAGACTATACGCCAGACGATGATGATGGTGGCTCACCTAAATAATAATTTTGGGAGACTTCGGTCTCCCTCTTTTCTTTTTATATTTGACTTTTGACTAAATTTATGTTATAATAAAAGAAAAAGAGATAGGAGAAAATATGATGGGTGAAGAATTTGAGGCACTTAAAAAACGCTATTGGCTATTGACTGATTTAGCTGATATAGATGGAGCATTAAAGAGTAACGCGGATGAAGCGTTAAATAAACTCGCGGCCGAGCAGTATGATTTGCACAAAGATGATATTGTAACTGTTGCTGCGCTTGTTACCGTGCTAAATCACAAATGCTGGTTTTGGCATGACTGGCATGATGATAATATGTCACAAATTTATTCTGACCTTTACTATGAATACAATAATAAAGCATGGGATTGGCTAGAAAAACATGGCTCAGATGAAGAACGAACATGGTATTTTCATACTATGGATTAAGGGAGAATAGATATGGAAGAAAAACAAAAGAGACCACTCGGATATTTAGGAGGAGACATAATGTCTTTCGGTAGTAGTCTTGCTCGACAGTATGAATATGATAAGTTTAAAGAAGCGAATATTCCTGGAGAAGTTTATAGCCCTATCCTCAATAAGTCTATCAATGATAAGTCAAATATGACAGAAGAAGAGAATAATCATCTTGCAGAGAAAATTTGTGAAGCAGATATTGAACGGCTTTGGAATAGTGATTATACTGTACTGTGTCCGGAACAAAGCGCTATTGGTACAATGTGCGAAATGGCGGTGCTTTATGGATGGAAATATATGGCAGATA